GATCAACCTAATAGTAAAAAAGATATTTCAAAACTAACTGGCATACCTATAAAAATATTAGATCAAGTATTTGATAGGGCACTAATGGCACATAAAAATAATCCGCAAAGTGTAAGGTCTTTAAGTGGTAAAAAGATAGGTGGTAAAAGTTTAAAAGGTAAGATGTCCGCACAGCAATGGGGATATAGCAGAATATATAGTTTTGTTATGAAGGGTAAAACTTATAAAACAGCAGATAAAGACCTTGCAGATAAAGTAAGAAAATTAAAAATTAAAGGATATATAAGATAAATATATTATTTATAATATAATGGATTTACAAACACCTAGACCTTTACCAGATGATATAGATGAATGGAGTGATGAAATAGAAGAGTTATTAAGTGAATGGGGTGAAATATCTATGTGTTATGCTTACTTACATAATTTTAGTACAAGAAAATATAAAAAGAAATATCACCATTTACAAATTCCTATAATTGTATTATCAACATTAACTGGAACAGCAAACTTTGCTGCTGATAGTTATGTTCCTACTGATTATAAACAAGGATTTAGTGCTGGTGTTGGAACACTTAATATTATTGCTGGTATTATGGGAACACTTATGAGTTTTCTTAGATATAGTGAAATATATGAAGGTCATAGAATTAGTGCACTTGCTTGGTCTAAACTTGGAAGAGCAATAGAAATAGAATTATCTTTACATGATAAAAAAAGAAAACCTTGTAGAGATTTCTTAAAAGTATGTAGAGCAGAATATGATAATTTACTTGAAAGTAGTCCTAATATTGATCTTGATATTATTGCTATGTTTAATAAAAAGTTTGAAGGTAAATATCCTAATGTTAGAAAACCAATTATATGTAATGGACTTAAAGCAATTACACCATATAGAGAACATGTATAGATATACCTAAAAATCCAAAAATAAAAACTACAGTTAGTTTTGATGTAGAACCAGAACCAGAACCAGAACCAGAAACAGAACCATAATTATATTTTAAATTATATATCAAAAATAATATATAATATAATATAAAATGCCAATTGTTGCTCCTGGATCTGATTGGGATACTAATAATTGTATTAAAAGTGCTGGTTATACTTGGTGTCAAATATTAAATAAATGTGTTAGATTATGGGAAGAATTATGTGAATATCCAAAAGATTGTTTAACTTGGAATGATGGTTGTAATATGTGTCAATTAAATAATGGTGAACTTGGTGCTTGTACAGAAATGTATTGTATTACAAATGGTATGCCATATTGTGCAGTTCAACAACCAGTAATGGTTATTGATCCATTACCACCAGTAATTAATCCTTTTATTGGTGATGGACATTAATCACTTAGGAATATGTTTTATCATATTACTAAGATTTCTTATTTGATTAAAATTATCACTAAACCCATCTTTTTGTGTTATAAATATTGGAACTAAACAATACCAATTATCTACTTCTTGTAATTTACCTAAATATTCATCTATATTATAAAATGGATCTTTATCACTTTTACAATTTAAATTATGTTTTTTATAAAATTGTTTTTTTAATTCAATACCTTCTTTATAGTTTTGTATCAATTTATCATAGTAATGTGATTTAATTATATAAGCATGTGTAGTCCATGCTTTAACTACTTTTGCTATATCATTTTTTACTATAGGAGGTTTAACATTCCAACAACCTAAATATAATACATCCCAAAAATCTTGTTTAATATATTTATTAACTTTTTCTAAACATTTTTTTTTACTTTCAATCTTAATGTCATCTTCAAATATAAGTACATAATCCCATCCTAATGATTTTGCTTTTTCTAAACAAGCAATATGACTTTTAGCACAACCTATTAATGGTATATCATCAACAATAGCACTAAATCTATTTGGTTTTTTTATACCTAATTTTTTAAGTTCAGTAATACATTCAGCATTTCTATCTTTTCTTATATCTAAGTTTATGTAAAAATGTTTATTCCAATCCATTTATATAAACAAATATAAATTTTAGATTTAAATATAAATTAAAAATATTATATATATAATATTATTATGGATAATAAAACTAAGAAAACTAGAAAACCACCTAAGGTATATAAAGTAAAAGATCCTGAACCTAATAGTAAATTTGCTGATATACATCCTCATCTTCCCCAACCATGTTCGCTACTTTTGATAGTTGGGTCAGTTAAGCAAGGAAAAAGTAACCTTGTTGTAAATTTATTATGCAATCCAGACATGTATAAAGATAAGTTTGATATAGTTAAGATTATTTCAAACACTTTACATACAGATCCAAAAGGTAAATTATTAGATAAGTTTTTTGATACAGAAGATCATTATGATGATGAAATGGTTACTAATCTTATAGAAAGTCAAAAATCATTTGATGAAGAAGATAGACCAAGTGTAGCATTAGTATTAGATGATATATTAACAAAAGATTTTAAAAAAACAAATGCTGTATCATTTTTAGCAACAAGATTTAGACATTATGGTATAGGACTATTAGCATTTACAACACAATCATTTAGAGCAGTTAGTGGATTAATTAGAAACAATAGTACTGATGTGATAATTATGAAACAACAGAATATGAAAGAATTAGATAAAATAAGTGAAGAATATGGTGATATGTTTCCTGGTATATTTATGGACTTATATAAAAAAGCAATTGAAGATCAACCATATAGTTTTCTATACCTTGACCTACAAACTAATCCAGCAACTGCTTATATAAGGTTTGAAACACCAATAGCAGAAGGTGAAAAGAAATTATTTTAATTAAATATTTAAATTATAATATTTTTTATTATTATAAATATTATGGATTTGTATGGTTCTGGTGCAAGTATTGGACAAGCAAATGCTCAAACACAATTAGCAAGAGAATTAAATGAAGCAACAAATGATTTTAATAATAGTTTAGCAGAACAATTAGATCAAGCAAAAACTGCTGAAAATGAAGAACAAACTGATATTACAACTAAAAATATGGCAAGTGTAGCAACTAGTGGTGGTAAATTATTAGCAAGTGCAGAAGCAAGGGGTGATGTAATAGATGCAGCAAAAAAATTAAAAAGTGCACCAAAAGCAATAATATCAAAAAGTCCATTTAAATTAGGTGTTGAAAGTAGCGAAGATTTAACAAGACCACTTATAGAAACTACTGCTGATTTACCAGAAGGAGCAGCACAAAGGGGTGCAGCAATATTAGCAGGTGAAGGTGCTGAAGGTGTTGGTCCGGCAGTATTATCAAGAGCAGGTCAATCATTAGCAAGGGGTGAATTACCTAGTGCTGAAGCAATAGCAAAAGGAATTGGTTTTAAAAGTGCAGAAGAATTAGGTGCTACTGGATTTGCTAAAACAGCATTAGCAGGTGTAGGTGGTGGTATTGATATTGTTAAAGATATTGAAAGAGGTAATTTTGGATCAAATACAGCACAACAAGTTGGTAATATTGGTAATATTGTTGGTTCTGCATTAGAAGTGGCAGGAATAGCAACATCATTTACACCATTTGGTTTAGGATTAGAAGGTATAGGTGCAGCAATTTCATTAGGTTCAGCAGCATTAGAAACTGGTGGTGATATTGCTGAAGGTAAAGAAGAAGCAGAAAAAACTGAAACTGATATTCAAAAACAAGCAAGAGGACAAGTTGGTGTTGAGCAAGTTGAAAAAGCAGTTGGTAGAACTCAATAATTTATTTATTAATAAATAAACAAGTTTATAATTATTTTTTTTTATATTTATTTTTGATTTAAAATTATTTTATAAAGTATTATTATAAAATATGTCTAGTTTCTGGAAAAATGATGAAAAAATAAAAGTTTCTCAAACTCAAGTTGCTATTTCATCCACTAATGGTAGGTCTTATAGTGGAACTGCTGGTATTAGTGGAAAGAGAATTGATTTTGAAATTCCTAGTAGTGTTAAATTTATGGATGGTAAAAATTCATATTTAAATTTTGATATTAAACTTGCTGTTCCTTCTGGTGGTGTTCCAACTAGGTTACAACTTGATCCTACTATTGGTGGTCAATCTGTTGTCAAAAATATTCGCATTTATTCTGGAAACAGAGCAGTATTACTTGAAGAGATTAGTGAATATAATGCTAAGGTACAAATTCAATATTCATACAATAGTGATGAAAGTATGAGAAAAATGAGAGCACTTAAGGAAGGTTGTTTGATTGGTAATATTGAAAATCGCGGAACACTTGGAACTAGTGTATCTAACAATATTGATTTATTAACTAATCCTTATTACAAACCAGTATCTACTGTTCCAGCAGCAAGAGATTGGGGAACAGCAGATGATTTCTTAACTGCTAAACTTTCACTACCAATTCATACTGGTATGTTTGCTGATGGTGGAAATAAGATATTTCCAGTTATGATGACTGGATCAGGAGGAGGATCAGGTTTGATTGTAGAGGTAGATATTGAAGACCCTGCAAGAATTATTAAACAGTTAGATAGTGTAAACAGACACCGCAGAATGAAACAGAACCCAGTATTTCATGGTATTACTGATGCTGGTGGTGCTTTAACTATTGCTAATGCTACTGACCGCACAGAAATATTCCTTGCTAAATCTAATAATATGACAAGTGTAGCAAATTGTCCATTTGTAAAAGGTGAAAAAGTTGGTATATGTAGTGCAACTGATCCTAATAGTGAATGTGCTTTAACTGTATCTGGTGCACAAGGTTACCCAGCAATTACAGATATTACTGTTGATGGTGGATATGTTAAACTTACATTAGAAACTTTCCAAAATAGTGATAGTGGTGATGGTGTACAAGCAACTTCAAACAACTTTATATTATTTAGTGCTGCTATTGATACTAAGCGAACACAGAATGATGATAATACTACTGAATTAGTTGCTAAAACTACAAGTTATGCTGCCACTATGCAATTATCTAATGTTGAACTTGTAATTCAGCAAGTTGGTGTTGATCCTAGATATGAAGCAGGAATGATGAAGAAAATGAGAGATGGTGGAAGTATTGAAATTGATATTCCAAGTTGCACTAACTACAAACATTCACTATTATCATCTAATAGAAATGCTACTGTAAATCTTGCTGTTTCTAATACAAGAGCAAAATCACTTTTAGTTCAACCAGTAGATGCTAGTGTTTATGATACTGCTGATTTAATTGGTGGATTAAATACTACTTATGAAGAGGAAACTACAACTATGGATGGAAGGTTACATAGTATTAAGAGTGGTCAAGTAGGTATTATTGATCAGTTAAGTGAATGGCAAATGGTATTGGATGATAAATTAACACCATCTAGACCTATTAGTGTATCTAAGATTAATAAAGGTGTTAGTATTTCAGCACAACCACTAATGCTTTTAGAACAAGCACTTAATCAAGCAGGAATAGTAGCAAGGTCATTTGTTGATTACAATAGGAACTTTGTTATTGGTAAAGCATATGCATTAAATGATGGTGTTGCTAATCTTAATAATAAATCCAATCAACTTCAATTATTCTATAATCAAAAATCTGTTGCTGGTGTAGATAGACCACCTACAAAAGATAAATTACTTTATTGCTGGATTTTCCACCTTCGCAGAATTAGTATTAAGGGTGATAGTGTTGCAGTTACACTTTAAATTTTAATAATTTAATAATTTAATAATTTTGGAGGACTTGATATTTATATTTATTATAATATAAATGGAAATAGAAAGCAAAGCATCCCATAGGGAAAAATTAGATATTATAAATATTATTGAAGTTCAAGAAATAAGAAAGTTGTTAATCAATCATCCAGATTTACTAAGTATGTTTGAAATATTAATAGTTATGTGTAATAATAGATTAGAAGAACAAGAACAAGAATAATAATAATAATAATTTTCTATGTAATTTTTTAATTTTTTTATATTTAAATTTTTATATATGTTATAATATAAAAATGTCTGTTTCCAAAAAATACCTTTCCATACAACCAAATAATGTTCCGGCAACTGGTAAAGTATCCCATGCAAGAGGTAATCCTATTCTTACTATTACACTAGGTCGCCAAGATGCTCTTTTAGATTTATCTACTCTTAGATTAAATGGTGATCTTAATATTTGGCGTGATGCTGCTGGTACACTTCATCCAACTGATGCTGCTGCTACTGAATTAAGGGGTTCACATAAACTAGGTGTATATTCTATGATAGATCAACTAGTTTTCCGCCATGCTGAAACAAAACAAGTAATTGAACATGTAAGACACTATGGTAGATTTATGGCATCTTATATGCCAGTTATGGCAGGAATGCAAGATGTTGCTGGACACCTTAGTGAAAGTGCTTTAATCTATCCTAACTATCAAGCATATCGCGATAGTGTTATTCGCAATACTAGGGCATCACCATTTAGTGTAGCATTACCATCTGGACTTACCTTAGGTGGTGCTAAACTACCATTAGATAAAGTCCCCTTAGAAATTGAAATTCATTTAGCACCAGATAGTCAAGTATTTTATTCTAGTGATGCTACAACAACTAATATTTCATCAGCATTTTATGAATGGTCTGGTCTTGAAGTATCTTGTGAAGTTGAATATGGTGTACAAACACCTAATAGTGGTGCATTAGTATTTAATTCACTTACTTCATACTTTTCAACACTTGAAAGCACTAATAGTATTATTAATTTCAATCTTGGATTATCTAAGGTTCTTGGAGCATTTGTAAATTTTGTTCCATCATCATTTATTAATAATTTATCACAAGATGGTTTCCTTACTTATATGCCAACTAAAGCAGCAGATGGTGTTGGAACTGGTGGTGGACAAGTTGCTGATTTAGAAACTATTAGTTTCTTAAGGAATGGTGAGCGATTTCCTAAATCTTTTGAAGTCCAAAGTGTTTATAATACTAATAACACTACTCCAGTTGTTGATAGTCAAGTTATTAAAGATTTCTTGAATGCTATTATTCCAGAAAAAATGCACACTAGAACTACTGCTTCTCCTCTTAATACTAACCGCAACTTTACTGGTAATCAAAATGCTACAACTGGATACAGATTTATTCCTGATACTGGTGCTGTTTATGGTGTTGGTCAGTTATATGATATGTTAGATAGTGAAGGTGTTGATTTCTCTAGTGCTCAGTTTTCTATTCAAATGACAAATGGTTTAGATGATGGCAATCCTGTATCTGCTTATTTATTTATTAAATCTAAAGTAGTTGTTGTATGGGATGCTGAAAAGGGTGTGCAGATTGTTTCTTAATTAAATAATTTTGCAAAGCAATAACCTTTGGTAATTTTCTATGTAATATATTTTTTTTTATTATTTAATTTAAATATTTATATATATATAATATATAAAAATGACTGATGTTAAAGATGCTGAAGTTTCAAGTGATCGCATTCCAGACCTAATTAAGATTGGTGCTATTCCATCTTCTTATGGACAAATGTTACATACTGATGTAATTGATCCAGTAACCTTTTCACAAGAAAGGTGTAGGTTTACCTTACAGCGAGTTGCTGGTTTTCTCCATAGTGATAGTAAAATTACTCTTGGTGTAACACCATTAACTACTAGTACTGCTTTCTATCCACTTAATATTGGTGTATCTAATCTTATCCAATCTGCACAATTACTTATTGGAAATCAAGTTGTCTGCTCTGTAGATGATTATAGTCATTTCCACCAGTATCAATCTATGTTTATAACAAATGAAAATAATGTAGAAAGGGAACAATTTTTAAGTCAGCGGTGTATTAATCACCAACCTATTTATGATGACAGAACTGCTAATACAACTGACAAACCACCTAACTCTGCTAAAAAGGTTGGATTATCAACTGGTAGAAATCCAGTAGTTGCTGCTGCTGGTGGTGTTGGAACATTCCAACTATTACCATTCCAGCATCATGATGCTACAAGTGCTCAAACTATTGCTGATGCTCCAGTATATTCAGTTTATCTTAGTGATTTGTTTCCATTCCTTAAATTTAATCAACTACCTTGCTTTATGTTAGATCAAGAAGTACATATTGATATTACATTTACTGATAAAGTAAGTTCATTAAATGCTGCTAATCTATCTCGCAGAATGTGTGTTGCAAATAGTGATGCTGCAAGTAATCAAGTTGAATATGATATTGACCAAAGTGAAGTTAAACTTATCTATGATAGTATTACATATGATGGTGATATTATGCAAAAATATGCTCAACAAAATCCTAAACTTACATTCCAGTATGTAGATTACCGCCTTGCTAAAAGAACTGGAGACCAAGATGCTTTTAGTGATCTTAAATTACAACTTGGTGGAAATGGTCGCCTTGTATCTAAGGTATTCTTTGCTTTACAAAGTAATGAAAACTTTACACCAGTATCTTTACTTAATGGTGTAACTGCTAAAGATAGTGTTGTAGCACAGAACCTTGCTGTCAATTTACTATATAATGATTTATTTGAATTTAATGTTGATAGGTCTAATCCAGCACTATTATTCCATACTACACAGCAAGCAGAAGGTATGGTTCCTATGATTACTAGGGATGAATGGAAAACTAGTGGTGTATCAGCACTTACTACTGAAACATTTGAAGGACATGCACAAAATAGTGGTGCTGTTGGACTTGGTGGATTATTCAATTGGACTGCTATTAAACCTAATAAAGGTCAAAGGGTTAATAATAAGGGTATGGATCTTACTTACAAAAATCCTGGTCTTGGTGCTGAAACTTACACCCTTAGGGTCTATCTTGAATTGCTTAAGGTTCTTACTATTGAAAATGGAATGGCAAATTGTTATTTTGCATAAATTAAGACAACTTCATAATAATTTTTTTTATAAATATTTTAAAATATAAATCATACATATTAATAAATGTATTGGTTTTTAAATTGGTTAAGTTTTTATAAAATAGATAAAGAAAAAGATATTGAAATATTAAGGTTAAAAGCACAAATACAAAAGTATGAAGGTATGTTAAGTGCTATAAAACATAGTATTGATTGTAAATGTGAATAAATATATTTTTTTAATTTAAAAATAAAATCTAATATTATATTATAAATATGTCAATTGTAGTAAAAAATCCAGTTGAAGATATTGCTAAAGCAAGACCTAATATTAAATCTAATACTATAAAGCAGTATGAGATTAATTTAAAAAAGTTAAAAAAGTTATTTGATAGTGAAGATTATGACTTTTTAAAAAAACCTAAAGATGTAATGGATAAAATAGCAGACATTAAATATTTAAGTCAAAGGAATATATTAAATGCTATTATTGTATTATTAATGGCATTAAATCATGATGAAAAATATGATGATCTTATAAAACAATATGGTGAACAAAGAGATAAGTTAAATACACAATATGAAACAGAAAATAAAACTGGTGAATTTATAAGTGAAAAACAAAATCAAAACTTTGCTGATAGTGATGAAATACAAGGTATGATACAAAGTATGGAACAAAAATTAAAACCATTAAAGAAAACTGATTATGATAAATGGGCAAAAAAAGATAAAGCACTATTACAAGCATATACTATATTTACTATATATCATAAGATGCCTATGAGGAATGATGTAGCAGGAATGATTGCAATAAATAAAAGGGATTATAATAAGTTAAGTGATACAGAAAAAAAGGAAAACAATTATTTAGTAGTATCAAAAGACAAAATGTTTTTTGTACTAAATAAATATAAAACAAGTAAGAAATATGAAGAATTAGATTTACCTATTGATGATCCAAATATTAAGAAAGCATTAAGATATTTTCTTAAAGTAAATGGCATGGGTGTATTGTTTAAAACTGGAACTGGTAAACCATTAACAAGAATTGAATTATCTAAGTTATTATCAAAATATAGTAAGGAATATTTAAATAAATCAGTATCAACAACATTACTGCGAAAATCATATTTAACTGGTAAATATGGTGATATGAAAAAGGAAATGCAGAAAGATAGTAAAGTGCTTGGACATGATGTTGCTAATGTTGGTATGAATGTTTATGTTAAAGAAAATGCTAAAAAGAATGAATGATAAGTTTAAAATTTAAAAATAATATATTTGTTATATTATAAATGAAATTATTGAATGGTGATTGTTTGGATTTACTAAAAGATATTCCAGATAAAAGTGTAGATGTGTTATATACTGATCCACCATATATACCACCAGAACATTCTAAAACATTAACTAAATATAAAAAAACATTAAGTGAAATGGTGATATTAGAAAGTTTTTATAAAAGATATTTAGTAGAGATTGATAGAGTTTTAAAAGATGATGGTATGTTAATTATTTATTGTAATAGTGATAGTTACCCTATGTTTTATATTCATATGTATCAGTATGTTAAAAAAATGAGATGTTTTGTATGGGATAAAATAAGTTGTAGTTTAGGTTATACATTTAGACATCAACATGAATTAATTTTATATGGTGAAAGAATGAATATGAAATGTATTAAATGTGGAACTGGTGATATATTCAAATATAAAGTTGTTAAAGCAAAAGATAAAGACCATCCAGCACAAAAACCAGTTGATTTACATAAACATATATTACAAAATATAGTTGATAAAGATAAAGTTGTTCTTGATACATTTATGGGAACTGGTAGTATTGGTTTAGCATGTAAAGAATTAGGTTGTGATTATATTGGTATGGAATTAGAAATTGAATATTTTAATATAGCAAAAGAAAAATTAAATGCATAAGTTTAAAATACATAAATAATATATTTCTATAATTTAAAATGCAAAATCCTTTTCATAGTAAAAATGAAAAATATAAGTATAATGGATATAGATATGCTATAATGGTTAAAAGTTTAG